CACTTCCCGCAGGTCAAGAAGGTGAAGGGCGCGTTGCTCTTCACCATCGCCAACGACATCGTGAAGCAGGACTACTCGGTGACTGACGAGGGTGTGCTGTGGAAGCCGTGGGTGATGAAGTACGCGGCACTGGAGAAGGCCCACGAGACAAACGTGTGGAATCCTCGACCTTCTGGGCTATGCCGAAAGCACTGCCCTGTGGTAGAATGCGCCCATAACGGGGGTTGATTGCCATGCCATACACGAAGTCGCCTAGACCTTATAAGCACGAATACCAGAAGCAGAAAGAACGTGGAGAACATGAGCGCCGCATGGAGCGGCAGCGTGCTCGGCGTGCCTTGGACAAGAAGGGCGTCGACCGCACAGGCAAGGACGTGAGCCACAAGAAGGCTCTAGCCAAAGGCGGGAGCAACGCCGACGGCTACAAGCTGGAATCGCCATCGAAGAACCGGAGCCGGAACGGTCATAAGCCCGGCGAGAAAAAGAGTTAGGCACAAGCCTAACACCTCGGAGAACAAACATGCAGATCATCGACAATAAGGCGTTGCTGTTAAAGCTACGCAATCCAAAACAAGTCTCTACGATCATCCCAAAGAGCAAGGTGATCGGTGAACACGAAGTCGTCGTTAACTGGGGTGTGCAAGAGGCACATACCCTACGCGGCCTGAACATCAAGGTGCCGTCACCCATCGAGGGCCGCTACAACTGGACGGGCAAGTTCGCTCCGATGTCGCACCAGCGCACGACGGCGTCCTTCCTGACCATGAACCAGAAGGCGTTCTGCTTCAACGAGGCGGGGACGGGCAAGACGGCCAGCGCGATCTGGGCCGCGGACTTTCTCATGAAGCAGGGCATCATCAAGCGGGCTCTGGTCATCTGCCCGCTCTCGATCATGGACAGTGCGTGGCGTGCGGACCTGTTCACGTTTGCCATGCACCGGACTGTAGACGTCGCCCACGGCACCTCGGCCAAGCGCAAGAAGATCATCGCCGGGAAGCCTGACTTCCTCATTATCAACTATGATGGCGTTGAGATCGTGCGGGACGATATCGCTGCGGCGGGTTACGACCTCATCATCGTGGACGAGGCCAGCCACTACAAGAACGCCATGAGTAAGCGCTGGAAGGTGCTCAACTCGCTGGTGAAGCCCGAGACGTGGCTCTGGATGATGACAGGCACCCCTGCGGCTCAGGGGCCCGAGGATGCGTTCGGCTTGGCGAAGCTGGTCAACCCTGCCGGGGTGCCGCGCTTCTTCAACGCTTGGAAGGACATGGTGATGTACAAGGTCTCCGCGTTTCGCTGGAAACCCAAGGAACACGCTGAGCGCACCGTGCACCGAGCCCTGCAGCCCGCTGTGCGCTTCACCAAGGAAGAATGCCTAGACCTACCGGACATGCTCTACGTTAAGCGGGACGTAGCCCTGACCAAGCAGCAGGAGATGTATTACAAGAAGCTCAAGGCTCAGGCCGCGATGGAGGTGGCCGGAGAGCAGATCACGGCTGTGAACGCCGCTGTGATGATGGGCAAGCTCCTGCAAATCTCGGCGGGTGCGAGCTACACCGAATCCGGCGACACAGTGCAGTTCGACATCAACAACCGCTACAGCGTCCTCAAGGAGGTCATCGCCGAAAGTACCCACAAGGTGCTGGTGTTCGTGCCGTTCAAGCACGTCATCGAGATGCTGTCGGCGCAGCTGTCCAAGGATGGTATCACTAACGCCGTCATCAACGGCGACGTGACCGCCGCAAACCGGACTGAAATCTTCAAACAGTTTCAGAGCCAGCCCGACCCTCGGGTGCTGGTCATCCAGCCACAGGCTGCAGCGCACGGCGTGACGCTCACGGCGGCAAACACAGTTGTCTGGTGGGCACCGACATCGTCGCTCGAGACCTACGCGCAGGCTAACGCGCGGGTGCACCGCAAGGGGCAGGCCAACAAGTGCACCGTGGTGCAGCTGCAGGGCTCTGGCGTAGAACGTCGTGTCTACAAGCTGCTCGACGAGAAGATCGACGTGCATACTAAGGTCGTCGATCTTTATAAAGAATTGCTTGACTAGTGTAACGGATGTCATTAGATATCAATTTCTGATAGTGAAGGAGAACCACTATGACTGCTGATACTGTGGGCGAAACCGCCCTCACCCCCGAGGTGCTGACCAAAACCTACATCAAAATCCGCGACAAGCGGGCCGAGCTCAAAGCTGAGTTCGAGCAGAAGGATGAGGTTCTGGAGATGCAGCTCAACACCATCAAGTCGGAGCTGCTCGACTACTGCAAGACGCAGGGTATCGACAGCGTTCGCACCCCGTCGGGAGTGTTTTACCGGACGATGAAGACGCGCTACTGGACCAACGACTGGGACTCGATGAACAGGTTTATCTTGGAAAACGAGGTTCCGCAGTTCTACGAGAAGCGCCTCAACCAGACCGTCGTGAAGCAGTTCCTTGAAGAAAACCCCGACGTGCTCCCGCCCGGCCTGAACTCCGACAGCGAGTATGTCATCACTGTGAGGAAGAAGTAATGACCGAAACTCCAACCCCGTTCGCCACCATTGAGGACGTAGCAAAGTACTTCGTCGTCTCGGTTGCGACCGTGCGTACTTGGCTGCGTAACGGCACCATCCCGAAACACACCTACCTCAAGGCGGGTAACACCTACAGGTTCAACCTGCCCGACGTGGCAGCGGCCCTTGTCAACGCACCGAAAGAACCGGTGCAGTTGGAACTAGACCTCGACAACAAAAACTAAGGAGAACGACATGAGTGAAATGACCCTCTTCGGTGCTGGCAACCCGCTGGCAAATAGCGACCTCTTCAAGTCGCTGCGTGACATGAACAAAACCCTCGCTGGTGGCGGCGGTGGCGGCGGCAAGCGCATCTCGATCAAAGGCAACAAGTTCCGCCTCTTCGTCGATGGTGAGCAGGTCTCTGTGTCCAAGGAAGATCACCTGAACATCGTGGTGGTTAACGTCGCTCCGGTATCGCGGACCTATTATGAGGGCACCTACGACCCGAATAACACGGCTGCACCGACCTGCTGGTCGGCTGATACCAAAACGCCTTCGCCTGATGTGCCCGCGGATCAGAAGAAAGCCTCGCGCTGCACCGACTGCCCGATGAACGTCAAGGGCTCGGGACAGGGCGACAGCCGTGCCTGCCGCTACAACCAGCGTCTGGCGATCACGCTCGAGGGCAAACCCGACGAAGTCTATCAGCTGCAGCTCCCGGCCACGTCGCTGTTCGGTGACGGCAAGAATGGCAAGATGCCGATGCAGGCGTATGCTAAGTTCCTTGACGCACACGACACGCCGATCATCGCGGTCATGACCAAGATGTCGCTGGACGAAAACTCGGAGACTCCGAAGCTGTTCTTTAGCCCTGTGCGTCCTCTGACAGAGAAAGAGCTGAACGAGGCTGTCGCGGTTAGGGACAGCGAAGATGCCATCAAGGCTATCACGCTGACTGTCGCGCAGACCGATGGCGTTAAGAAGAAGGACTCCGCGGCTGGCACCAAGAGCTACAACCCGGCCAAAGAGAAGATCATCGTCGATGACGAAGACGAGATCGAAGAGCCTAAGAAGGTCGAAGCCAAGAAGTCTGCACCCGCTGCTGACCCCAAGGCTAACATCTCTGCTCTTGTCGCAGAGTGGGACGACGAGTAATCCTTAATAGGCTCGCCGCGACGGGGGATAAAAACAACCTCACCTCGTCGCGGCACCCCAACAGATAGAGTGGCGGCTATGGATACAACGACGTTTTTGCAGTCCGTTCTTGGAACTGCGGGCTCCTACTGCGTTCTTGCCCTCAATGATGGCAGGCGCATCCAGAAGTTCTACGACACCATCGAGCAGCTTGAGCAGGCTGCGTTGAACTTCGACGAGAATGGTTTCGATGCCTACTACGCCCTCGGCACGTTCGAGGAGGCGGGTTCGCGTGAGGCCGAGAACGTCAAGCAGATGCGGGCGTTCTTTATGGACCTCGACTGCGGCGTTAACCTCAAGACGGGCAAACCCAAGGACTTCCCTGACCAGCACGCCGCCATCTTGGCGCTCAAGGAGTTCGTGAAGACCGCCGGGCTGCCTAAGCCGTTCCTCGTCAACTCCGGCTACGGTGTGCACGTTTACTGGCCGCTAACCGCGCCTGTAGACTTTATGGCGTGGCTCCGCGTGGCTGAGAAGCTCAAGGCGCTGGCCAAGGCGAAGGGGTTCAAGGCCGACGAGGCTGTGACCGCCGATGCTGCCCGCGTGCTGCGAGTGCCGGGGACGCATAACCACAAGGGCGACGATCCCAAGGCTGTGTCGTTTTTCGGGGTGTCCACACCAGAGCCAGTGGAGTTCTTTGACTTCGCTGCACGGCTCGAGACCGTGGCCGGTAGTCTGCCGACTAGCCTGCCCGCGCGGCGCTACTCACCTGCGGTGACAAACAGCGCGATGATGGATGCCCTGATCGGCAGGCGGGAAGCCTCATTCAAAACCATCATGCAGAAGACCGTGGCAGGTAAGGGCTGTGCCCAGCTGGCCTACTGCATCGAGAACCGCGCCGATCTGGCTGAGCCCATGTGGCGCGCGGCGCTCTCTATCGCCAAGCACTGCACCGATATGGTCAAGGCTGTGAAGGCGGTTTCGCAGGGGCACGCCGAATACGACGAAGACGAGGCGATGTGGAAGGCTGACCGCATCAAGGGCCCGTACCTCTGCACGCGCTTCGAGGAGTACAACCCGGGTGGGTGCCAAGGCTGCCCCAACTGGAACAAGATCAAGTCGCCCATCGTTCTCGGCCAGCAGTTCACTGAGGCTACGCCCGAGGACAACACCATCGTCGTAGCGGACCCAGATGCACCCGAGGCACCACCAAGGGTCTATGAAATCCCGAGCTACCCCAACCCCTACTTCCGCGGCAAGGATGGCGGCGTGTTCATCCGTATAATTGACGACGAGGGCGAGGTCAGTGAACGGATTGTCTGGCACCACGATCTCTACGTCGTGCGCCGCCTGTATGACCCGGAGCAGGGCGAGATCATCGAGATGCGTCACCACCTACCACGGGATGGAGTGCGGTCGTTTGTGGTGCCGCTCTACGTCGTCACATCGAAAGAAGAATTTCGGAAAGTCCTCGCCACCAATGGCGTCATAGCGATCAACAAGGAAGTGGATGCGATCATGAGCTTTACGCAAAGCATGGTTAAAGACCTGCAGATCACCACGCAGGCAGACAACGCACATCGCCAGTTCGGCTGGCTGCCCGACTTCAAGGGCTTTGTCCTAGGGGACAAGGTAGTCTATGCGGACCGTGTCGATTTCAACGCACCGTCCTCGGCTACACGAGGGATGATCGAGTTCTTTGAGCCTGCGGGTAGCCTCGACGAGTGGCGTGCCGCGGTCAACTTCTACAACCGCCCCGGCTTCGAGCTGCACCAGTTCATCACCTGCGTCGGTTTCGGCTCGGTGCTGATGAAGTTCTTGCCCATCAACGCAGCGCTCCTGCACATCTGGTCGAAGGACTCCGGTTTCGGCAAAACGCATGCCCAGTTTGCGGCGCTTTCGGCGTGGGGCAACCCCAATAAACTTATCCTGCAGGAGCGGGACACCGTAAACTCGTTCATGAACCGCGCCGATGTGATGCACAGCCTGCCGGTTTGTATGGACGAAGTTACCAACATCAAGCCCCACGACGCCTCAAACATGATCTACCAGATCACCGGGGGCCAGCAGCGCAACCGCTTGGCATCGACGGGCAACACCGAACGCTACCGCGGCGACCCTTGGAACCTGCTGTTTATTTCGTCGGGTAACTGCAGCCTGATCGACAAGGTGGCTATGGCGAAGGCTATGCCGAAAGCGGAAGCCCAGCGGGTGCTGGAGATCGAGACGAGCAGGCTCTTCACCGAGAAGGCCGACAAGCGCCAGACCGACGAGTTCAGCTCCAAGGTCCAGAGCAACTACGGCCATGCGGGCATCCTGTTTGTGCAGTACGTGATGTCCAACCTCGCCGAAACTAAATTGCTGGTGGAGACCCTGCAGCGCAAGATTGATGAAGCCGCAGACCTTGGACCTCAGAACCGCTTCTGGTCGGCAGCCGTCGCCACCTCTCTCGCCGCTGCGGTGATCTGCAAACACCTCGAGCTCTTGGACTACGACATCCCCACACTGCGCGACTACATCATCAAAAACATCCTCAAGGCTAACAAGGCGGTCAGTGCTGATATGTCCCTCGACCCGATGGACCTCGTGACGGCCTACACCTACCAGAACTTGGGCCGTATCTTGCAGATCAAGTCCACCATCGACCGTCGCAGCAAGGGGAACGACAACGGCCTCGACGACCTCGTGGTGCCGGATCAGCAGCCCAAGACCGCCGACATCGTCGGGCGTTATGAGACCGATCTGCACGTGCTGTATCTCCTGCCGTCCCCGTTCAAGGTCTGGCTGGCCGAGCAGCAGATAAACTACAACTCGGTGTTCTCCGAGCTCAAAGCCAAGTACAATGCCAAGAAGTCGAAGGTCCGGCTGACTAAAGGCACCAAGCTACAGATGCCCGTCGCCGACACCATCGAGGTGCCGATTGTTCTGGGTGACGTTAATGGCGAAGAAGGTAAATGACCTAGACCCCGACGGTGTGCGCATCATCGTGCCGTGGCGAGAACTGCATGTGGGGGGCTCGCTCTTTGTCCCCTGCATCAACACCGAGGCCTGCGAGAGACAGGTTCAGGGTGTGGCTCAAAGGTTAGGCATCCGCCTAACATGCAGGCAGCGAATAGAGGCCCAACACTTGGGGTTGCGAATTTGGAGAACCACATGATATTGTGCGCCTGACAGAAGAGCTTGCCGCCAGCTCGCCTCCTGTCGTTCTCCATACTGGCCCCGGCTTCGTGCCGGGGTCTTTTTTCTTAGAAGAGCTGGAAGCCCCGATTGTACTGCGCCCGCAGATCGACCAGCCCCTCGCGTACCGCCGAGTTCAGCGACACCCCACTCACCATATTGTCCGACGTGCGCTGGTGCCCCTTGAGTGAGTCTCTCAAGGACTCCCCGTCGATAATCGCCTCTGGGAAGGTCTGTGCCACAGACTCGTTGAACGCACGGATTTCTTCCATTGCTTCTTGGACGCCCTCGATGTCGCCCTCGCGCAACGCGATGTAGTAGAGCTTGGACAGCCGCGAACGCTTTTCAGAGACCGCGTTGCTGATCCTAACCGAGAGCTGGTTGAGGTCTTGTTCCAGCGTAGCCTTCGTCGGCGTGAAGCCGAGCGCCTGCCCCAGCAAGTCACTAGTCCCAAGATCGCCAGTGATGACGTCCTTGCGTCTGGTCTCGATAGCCCCGCCTTCGGACATATACCTACCAGCCTTGATGAAGTTGCGGACCGCGGCAGGCACCATGTTCTCAATGCCGCGCACCATGTCACCTTCTCCACCAAGCATGGCCTTGTAGAACTCCGAGATACCGCGACCGAACTGCGTTGCAGTAGACCATGCCGGACCGCCGAGGTTTTGGAACACGACTTCTTCCGCGGACGGGTCGGTGTTGTAGCGGTTCTCGCGGATTAGGAGCCCGGTCAGACCGATACGGGACGAGATGTCGAGCCCAGAGATGTCAGACAGGAAGCCCTTGTACAGCCCCTCGCCGAGGTAACGACGGGTCAGCATGTCGGCATTTTCTTCATCGTCGCCGAGGAAGGCGTCGGCCACCGTTGAGACAAGCCCATAGAGCGGCACACCAGCGACACCCGCGAGGGCGAAGGACGAGAGCTGCAGACCCACAAGCTGTTTGAAGGCCGTGCGGCGGTCCTCCGGCGTGAAGTCCGGGTCGTTGCTGCCCAGTGTCAGCTGCTTCGCCAGCTTCATCTGTAGATAGAACAGCGAAAGCCCGAAGTTTTTGTACATGAGGGCAATACGCCCGATGCCCTTCTGGGACCAACGCGGCGCAGCGGCAAGGGTGGCACCACCACCGGTCTCGGTCGCCTGATACACAGCCCGCTCGGCGGCGCGAGTGCGCTGCTCAGCCTCGGTAAGGCCCCGCTCAGCCGCGGTAGGCTTGTTGCGAAGCCGCTGCAGCTCAAGGTTATACGCCGAGACAAGTGCGACCTGCCGGTTGGCCCGTTCGACTTGATGGAACATAGCCCCCGACGCAGCCGAGAACTTATCCGCGAAGTTGCGCGAACGCCCGACACCCTCGACGCCGAGGCTATCGTAGAAGATCGAGCGGTTCAGCTGCCCGTTCTTGGACGCAACATCTACCAGAGTGGCGAGCTCCTGCAGCATCGGGCGGAGCTCCGGTGCAACGTCGTCGCGCAGGACGTACTCTTGGGTGACCACTTCTTTGCCGTCG